ACTATTTTGCAAAATTTTGAAGGAAATAAAAACGGGGGGCTAATACGCCCCCCGCTTATACTCCCTATTTTATTTTACTATTATTTATTCATCATCAACCGCGCACGCATCAATAAATTTATTAGCATTAAATTGTGGATTGTCCTTGCTAAATATATTCATTAAATCGCTAATCAATGTTATTTTATTTATTTTATTATGTGGTAACATATCAGAACTATTTATTATAGTATTATCTTTTATAACCTTCGCAAACATTATAAAGTACTTTCTACTTAGCATTATCTTTACCCCCTTCATTATTTAAGTTAATATTTTTTTTTATTTGTTTTGCGCCGTTCAAAATGCCTTGCAAAAATATAGCATTATCCCCAAATATCATTGGTGATATGTATATTTCCCCTTTCTTTTTGGCTTCTTTGATTCGTGCTATTTCATCTTTTTTATTATATTTTTTATTATTCATTTTTGCTCCCTTTCTTTTTTTAAATAATATTTTTTTCTTTGCTCCGCTTCGTGTCTTTCTTTTTCTAGTTCCATTTCTTCCTGTATCTGCTCCGCTTCGTATGTTTTATAATCATCAAAACTTAATTCAGCAAAACAATGCAACGGGTATAGCATAGATTTTTCTTTATTGTTTAATAAGTCAATAAAATCTTCATCATCTAACGTATATCTATAACTATAAATTAACTCGTAAACGTCCTCAACCCTGCACTCAATGCCGTCCATTAATATATCATTTTCAGCATTTGCGCACAGGTGTGAACGTGGCGCAACTCCTAACTCAACTTCAATATATGCTTCATCTATACTTTTTTTAAACATTTTCTACTCCTTCTTCTTTTTGTTCTTTTTGTTCTTGCATTTTATTATAAATGCCTTCATACTTTCTTAAATCACATGATGCACTTATCTTCTTCATAAATACATCATCTTCAAAAAGTTTCTCTAAATATTCAATAATACTATCATCTATCAATATATAGTCTTTATTATCTATAGTATCCCAATCAAACGATTTTGTCAGACTGTCACAATCTAACTCATTACCTTTCATTATATTAATATTAGATAATATTACATCTATTCTTTTTACTGCTTCTACTATTTTCATTTTTACAACCTCGATTTATTTTTTATTAACACATCTTACACGCTATAATTTAAGATAAGTTCCAATAATATTAATATTTTTTTATATTGTTTCATATTTTTTATTTTTGTTTCATGCTTTTTATCATTGTTTCATATTTTTTATTATTGTTTCATATTATTTATTTTTGCTATATTTCAACAGCCGACAACGGCACAACAGAAACAAACGGAGAAAAAAAAATGGAAGAGAAAAAGACGTATCAACTGCAAGAATTATACGACCAAGCAACGGACGATTTAGATGATAGAATTGCATGGTACAAAGAAGAAAAAGAAGAGTACGAAACGTACGATTTAATCCACGAAATAGCCGACAACAACATACCGATTTACACATACGATTTATTACAATACGCAAGTCATAACTTTGAGTTGAATGACCCAAATGAAGAGTTATGCACAGAGCACCCAAGTGTTACACAAATAATACAAGCGAATATTTATGAATGGTTATCAGACCATTTATATAATTACATAAACAATAAAATACAAGTTAAAACAGAAGGAGAAAACAATGAAAAATAAACACGCAGAAGAAGCAATGCAAGCAATCGAAAGATTGCACAAAGACTATCTTGAAATGGAAGCGAAAGTTGAGATGTTAGAAAAGGAAAAGGAAGAGGGGTACAAGATACCATCAGATTGCATGATAATTTCCAAAGTAAAATTAGAGGAAATTTGGGGGTTATTTGAGCAAGCAGAAGATGAAGCAGATTATGCATATAGAGCATGTGAAGAAGCGTCAAGTAATGCCGACAATGCAAGATATTATGCAAGGGACGGGCGTAGCCTGGTCTCAGAATTAATTGATGGTATTGATAATAAAATAAATAGAGAGAAACAATTAAAGGAGGATAAAAGTTCAACTGATGAGGCTTAAGTAGCCGAAATAGCCCTGTAATGGGGCTATCTTGAACAGAGTAACAAAGGAGATAAAATAATGAGCAAAATAAATAAATGGTTGACAATACTATGGGAAATGAATAAAGATGAAAGCAATAAAGACATTAGTGAATTGCAATCTTTTTTAAAGCAACAAAGAAGAAGAATAGAATTAGAACAAAAATATATAAACAAGGAGGAGAAATGAATAAAGTAAAAGTGGTCATGGAAGAAGATTGTCAATTCTTAAAAGACTTAAGTGATGAAAGTGTAGATACGAGTTTTTTACGTACAAATAGAGCGGAATATAACTTGATGATATCAATAGGTCAAGTAACATTATTTAGCAAAGGATTGAGACCAAATAGATTTTGGAGATTGAAACATGTAAAAGACTATTTTGGTATTAAGGGAGGCACAAAGAAAGTATTAGCACAATTAAAAACATTAGAACAAATAATAAAGGAGGCAAGGTAATGAGATTCGTATTCATAGTAGAAGATAAAGAACATAATGAGTCAGCAGGGCTTAGCATAAAAGAAGAAGCAAAAGAGAACCAAGTATCAACAGATACAATAATTAATCAAATACAAGATGAATTTTGGGAATTTGCACAAAGTTGGGAGTTAAGTTGCTATCTTGATGACGTAAAAGAGAAAGGAAAAGAAAATGAATAAAGAAACAACAGATAATATACTTATGACATTAAATTATAGAGATGATGATAATGGAGAAAGACATTACGAAATATTAGGATTACGTCGTGAACTAGAGTCTCATATTATAGGAATAATTGCAAAACATGATAGAGAAGGAATAAAAATAAACAAAAAATATTTAGATATGTTGGAGGAGGTAAAATGATAAACAGAAAATGCACAAATTTAAACGATTCACTAGCAAAGGCTATTGAAAGAGTATGCAAACAAAAAGATAAAGAAAATTTTGATAATGAATATTATGAAAGTTTTGAATGGTTTTGGGATAAGAAGAAAAAGGAGAAAAAATGAAAATAGAAGATAATTACACAAAAGATGAGATTGATTATATTTGCATGTATTACGGGCAGATACCAGAAAATCTAACATATAACATGAAAGTGATGTTAGTGGAAAAGTTAGAAAATGAAATTGGTGATAAATTAGAACAAATTGAAAGCAGGAGGTCGTAATGAAATATTACAAAGACATAAATAACATTGTCAATGATATGCTGACAATAGGAAACGAAACAGAAAAAAGGGAGAAAGAACTTATGGAAGAAGAAAAAAGTTATAATGATAAACTAGCAGTGATACATGCAAATATAAATAATAAAAGAATGATAGCAGTGTATGAAAAATATTTAGATATAATATGGAATGATTTATCCCCGCCTATGCAAAATAGATTAGAAAAACATTTTAAAGACATTGCCAATGAAATAAATAGAATAAAGGAGGAGAGATAATGGAAGAAGAGATAACTAGAGAAAAAGTCAGACAATGGCTAGGAACAGATAATCAATTAGAAGAGGCTATTGAAGTAATATATGAGATAGCAATTGGAGAATATTCAACAAAAATGTTAAACAAAGACATTATAGAATATTATATGGGAAATTGGGAATATAAAAAGGAGGAGGAATAATGTATCAACAAAGCGAAACGAGAGACTGGGAAGATTTATTTTATCTGTTGCAATGTTTAAATCCAAAATCAGATAAACCATCTCCACATTCATTAGATGAACCTGAACACCAAGAAAGATGGGAAGATATTTGCTATCTTATGGATAGATTAAAACCAAAGGAGGAGAAATGAAGTTTACGTGCATAATATGCCTACATAAATTTGGACAAGACCAAATGGATACTGAAGAACGTATATGTGAACAATGCGATATGGAGGCAAGAGAATGGGACGAATAAAAGATAAAGCAATGGAGTTTTTAGATAATGGTGGATATGACCTGCAGTATGATGAATGGAACATACCACGATTGGAGGATATGGACGCAGTGCTTGATGAACAAATAGTAGTTTGGGAGTATTTTGGAAAAACAGAAAAACAATATTATGGAATGGAGGGATAATGGATATATTAACTACGATAGTATTTATAATTATCTTACTCTCTTTCATAGAGTCAATGATAAAATAAGGAGAAAACAATGAAGAACACAAACGCAGTATGGTATGTAGTAATGGCTTTGACAGCATGGTGTTTATGGAACTCGATTAACACAAATAATCTTGCTTCACAAATGCTTGATGTTAATACCAAAACATCTATCATGGTAAGAGAAACAGCGTACATGACAGATAGGTTATATGCATTAGAAAATGCAGAACCTGAAGTGATTGTCAAGGAAGTTGTAAAAGAGGTTCCAGTTGAAGTCATCAAAGAGGTGGAAGTTATCAAGGAAGTAATGGTAAGGGACACATCAGATACTACAAGCGGACAATAGTAAACAATAACAATGGAGAGTCATAACAGGTAATGCTGATGGCTCTCTATAAACTAAGAGGGAAAATGGCTATACATATTAAAGACATAAAAGAAGCAATAACATTAATAAAAGAAACACAGGTAAGTCTCAGAAGATTATCAAGGCTTATTACAAATGAAGAAATAAGAACTTTATCAGCAAAGGTTGACAGGTTCCTTGAAGACATAGAAATAGATGTTTATACTGATTGAGACATCATTGAGAATGAAAAATAATAAAAATAATGTTAGGAATAAATAATAACAAATGTTAGTATATATGCTAGGATATGTACTAAAGAAAGGAAAACATATGAAAGATAATGAGTTAGTAACCTACCAAGTAAAAGTAAATAAAGAAAAATGGAAAACATTTAGAGGTTGTGCATATATTTTAGGCTTTGACACAGCAAACGATTGCTTAAACCATTTAATTGAAGATTGCGTAAAAAGGGTAAAAAATGGTGATTAAAAGCCCAATTGACATAGAGGGTATATACAATGATTATCTTAACAATAAACAGGAAGAAAACCGCTTAAAACGATATGCTGGTAATGAAAGTTGGTACCATGCAAGCGGAGCTGGTAGTTGTTCAAGAAAATTGTACTTTGAATCTGTAATGCAAATAGAACCAACAAATCCATTAGACGCAAAGACGAAGAGATTATTGAGGCTTGGTAATGTTGTGCATGATGATTTTGAAAAAGCCCTTCACTATTATAATAGAGATAATAATAGAGATATCTCTAGTGAAAAAGAAAAAGAAAATAAAGAAAAAGAAATTAAATTCCATACTGAAGGAGAGATAAGAATCGAAGAGTTAAACGTCAGAGGTTTTTATGATATCGTAGTAGAGGGAGAAAAGGTTTACCTGTATGATTTGAAAACTTGTGGTGGTTATGCATGGAAGATGAAGTTTGGTAGAAAGCCTGCTTTTAATCCATCTATCCACTATGAATTGCAACTTGGTACATACGGGTATGCAGTGAAGCAACAGTTCGGTAGGCTTGATGGAATGTTTTTGTATTATTACAATAAGGATACGTCCATGATGAAGGCCACGTCGGTACCTTTGACATACGTTTCAAGAGCCTACTTGTTCTGGAGCAATATAAAAGACGAACATGAACAAGGATTGCCACCGTTTAGAAAAGGTGTATCACCTGTACAAGATTGGCAGTGTAATTACTGTCAGTTTCTGGACCATTGCAATCCACAACGATAAGGAGTGAATATGAGTAAAACAACACAAAGCACATTCATGAAGCTCTATAAAACAGACGTAAGTAAATATCAGAAGAAAAAGGGAAAGTTTACTTATTTGTCTTGGGCAGATGCATGGGCATTACTTAAGAAAGAATGTCCTGATGCTCGATATGGGGTAACAAAAGCAGAGAATGGTTCACCGTTCTTTGTAACAGAGTGCGGTTATTTTGTTGACGTATGGGTAGAAGTTGATGGTATATCACTATCACAGATACATCCTGTACTTGACAATAGAAACCAACCAATAAACGAACCAAATGCTTTTAATATCAACACAAGCATACAAAGAGCTTTAGCTAAAACTATTGCATTGCATGGATTAGGATTATACATCTTTGCGGGTGAGGATTTACCTGAGCCTGATGCAATAACGCCTGATGAGGAAACAGCGCTGTATAAGTTAGCTGAACCTCTTGGTAAAGACATAGTTGATAACTTAAAAGTCAAAGTACAAGAGATGGCGATTCATGCACATAACTACAACGCATGTATTGAAAAAGTCGAAGGAATGATAAACGGTAAAAAACAAAACAAAAAAGGAGATAAATAATGGCTGATATCAATGAAACATTCGATAGTGTAACTGGAGAACAAAGTTTCTTTATTCCTGGTAAAAAGAAGGAAAAGAAGAACGATTACAAGCCTTTTGCTAAAGGTGATTACTTTGGTCACATTATAGAATGCACATCAAAGAAAGTAGACGTAAAGGGAGGCAAGCATAGAGCTAGGTTATATACCTATGTCTTTGAAGCATCCGTAGAAAACAAAGAAGTTACTTTTCAGTATGAGAACATAAATGGAGAGATGGAGGATACTAAAGGTGACTGCTACGTGGGCAGTAAGTTCAGAGGTAAAGTCTGGAGGTTTTTAGAACCAACAGCTAACGATAGCTTTGAATCATACCCAGAGGGCAACCAAGGATACATGAGATTCTGTGAATCTATTGGTATTGAATGCCCTGTAGAAAAGAGAGTTGTAGATGGCAACGAGATAGAAGTTCAGTTGCTACCAAATCTTAATGAAGCGGACATGCTTGGTAAACCAGGTATTGCCTTTGTTGACCTAGGGAGACCTTGGACAGACAAAGAAGGCAAAAGAAGACAATACTGGGATGCTAAGTTTATTAAGAAGTGGGCGGAAGGTCAAGTTAAAACCATAGCTGGAGATAGCAATGCGATACCGTTCTAATAGAAAAATAAGCAAAACAAAGAAAGTGTTTATTAACTTTATGTACAAGATGGGAATGCCTGTCAAACGCATAAAGAAAGTGGTAGGTTTGTCGAGGGCTACCGTATATAGACACATTAATAGATAATAATCTTGGGAGGGCGGAGACCCCACGTCATATCACTCTGCTCTCCCACTCCCTACAAGGGATAAAGGAGGAGATAATAATGGCAGACGTATTTAAAAAAAACTGGGGCAAATCAAGAGTAAGGTTTTGTCCTACAAATAAAATAGTTTGGAGTCAAAAGAGAGATGGCACAGTGGTAACACATAGAGATATGCCAACGTATGGAATGGAAAGAGAAGAAATGCCTAACTTAAACAAAGGAGATAACAATGGGTAGAGCAATAGACATGCAAAAAGATATTGAAATGTTAAAAACAAAGCTAGAAAGATTAGATAATATAGTCAGAGGTATGGCTAATGAATTATCTGAAGTGTCAGACTTAGTATTTTTTGATAATGAAGGTGATGGAGAAGAAGAAACAACAGAGGAGACAGAAGATGTCAAAGAAGAAGCCGACAATCAAGGAGATGGAGAAGGTGATGAATCTGATGATTCAACAGATACAGGCGATGATAGCAAAGATAAATAAATTAGAGTATATTACTGAGACATATCATGAATATAAAAACGAAAAACAAGACTTTATTAAATACCTCAATAACAAAATTGAGCAGTCTAATAAAGACAGAGATGGCGATAGTTCACGTAACAACGAACAACAAAAGGTTTCTAAGTCTACAGGAAGCGATAAAGGAGCAGGAGACAGTAGAAAAAAAAAGTCAAATAGTAAAAAAAAAGAGGGAACAGATAATGAAAGTGTATGAACTATTATCTAAAGTGTTATCCGATAATGAATGGGGTATATTTTTCAAAGGTGAGCCGATTGAAGGATATCCTACTCAGGATGGCATGAAGATGTATAAAGTAAACGAGGTTGCATCAGATAGGCTCTATGATGCTATCAAGAGAGAGATAACGCAAACGGAGAATCAATGCCACGAAGCAAAGGACAGTTCCGAGGAAGGTCAGACAGAGAGCAAGTTATAGATTGGTTAAAAGCCGATTTAAGATACTATCAAAATAACATTGGCGAAACTACTGAGTTTGGAACAATAATAGATGAAAAGTTAATTAACGTAGTAAAAGAAAGAATACAGGTTTTAGTTAATAAGCTTTAAACAAAAAATAGGGAGATAAAATGGAAAATGCATTACCATATGATGCGACAGCAGAAGATGCAGTATTAGGTTCTGTGATAACAAATGCAGGGGAATATGAGGCTGCGGCTAGGTACTTTACTGATAGCAGTGTGTTCTATCAGAAGAGAGCTAGACTCCTGTGGAACAGAATAAAGCAAATGGTTCGTGATAAGCAAACCATAGATACCTTAACTGTGTGTATGTCTGTAACACAGGACGACATTAACAAAGGACTTACCAAACATTACATTACAGGATGTACTTCAGATTCGTGCGTCAAAGGCATGACGGAGTTTTATGCCAACAAACTGTACGAAAAATATTTATTAAGAAAGATTATTGTTAAAGCAGAAGAGATAAAGATGCATGCTGAAGACAATGAAAAAGATATATATAAAGTTATAAGCGAAACACACTCTGTCTTGTCTGAATTGATGGACGTGCGTCCCAGTATGGCTACAGACATTGAAGACATCATAGCAGAGACAGTAGACAGTGTAAAGAACAAAACATCAAAACTAATTAAAACAGGCTATCATAAGATTGATGCGTTCTCTGGTGGTCTTACAAGAGGAGAGATAACAATTATAGGTGGTAGACCAGGACATGGTAAGACGACTGTCATGATTAATATGCTTGCCAATATACTAGAAAATGATTACAAAGCCATATTCTTTAGCAGGGAGCTGCCAAACTCTGAGCTTGTAAAAAAGATTGTATGTCTGGAGTCAGGAAAGCTATCTTATGGGCAGGTCAGAAAGAATATATGGGACAATAACTCCCTGAAACATTTTGATGATTCTCTTGCTTTTGTAAGAAAGAAGTATGCAAGTGATAGGTTCTTGATGTTTGATAATGTCAGAGACTTTGCTGCATCATCAAGCGAGGTTAAGAAGTTCCAGCCTGACATTATATTTGATGATTACATACAGCTTATTGCATGCGATAGCAGAGAAGACCAAAGAAGATTACAGATTGAGAAGCTTGTCAATGATTATAAGTGGCTGGCGAAAGAAACAGATGCTGTTGTTGTTCTTGCATCGCAGTTAAATAGAATGATAGAAAGAGCAGGTATCAGAGGGAAGGCTTTGATGCCACAACTATCTGACTTAGCAGAGAGTGGAGCAATAGAACAAGTGGCAGAGAACGTATTCTTTTCTTACTATGATTACAAGGTAAGAGGAGAACAAGGTAAAGGTAAAAACATCTTAACTATATCAGCAGGCAAGGTTAGATACGGAGACAGCGGTGATGTTGATTTAGCATATGATGGTAACAAGTGTAAAATACACAATGATATAGGAGAAATGATAGATGTCAAAGCGCCAGAACAACTTAAAATACATAGGAATTGACCCAGGTAAAAGCGGTGGCATCACTGTCATTGATGAAATGGGTAATATAGAGGCATATAAATGCCCTGAAAAAGTTTTAGATATGTCTATGACATTTAAGATAATAGTAGGAGATACTGCTCCAGATAACATAAAACTATTAATGGAGAGAGTATGGGCAAGACCAGGTAACGCAGTAAGAGCTGCATTCACATATGGTGTAAACTATGGGCAGTGGCTTGGTATTGCAGCATCATATGAAATAAAAATGTATACAACACTGCCAAACGATTGGATAAAATGGGTAGGCTGTCCCAAAGCATTGCCAGTAGCAGACAGAAAAAGATGGCTTAAGGCAAAAGCAAAGAAGTTGTATCCTAAATTAAAGAAAGTAACACTTAAAACAGCTGATGCGATATTGATTGCACACTACGCAAAAGAGGAGTTTTTTAATGAGTAAACTAAAATGCTGGCATTGTGGCGAAGATATGATATGGGGTAATGATTTTGACTTTGAAGATTATGGCTATAGCGGAAAAGGTATAGTTAGTAGTTTTTCATGTTCAAATTGTAAGGCTACCGCAGAAGTATATCTGCCGCTCGATTGATATACTTACAAGATATAATAAGAATATTTGGAGAATGCTACAGACAAAAGGGAGGTACATGGGTGAAAGTAACAGAAGAATATGCTAAAGGTTTTGACTTAGATTTAAAGTTTGGTCAACTAGGTGAAGCCTTTGTCAAAGACATGCAAGATGGCAACAATAAGATAGAGGTAAAGACCGAAAGAGATATATGGAAAACAACAGGCAATATTGCTATTGAATTGAAGTATAAAGGCTATCCATCAGGCATATCAACAACAGAATCAAGCACATGGGTGCATTTATTGAGCTATAAAGGTGTCATACAGGGCGGATTTATATTTCAGGTAGACTTACTTAAGGCTTTTATAAAAAAACGTCATAAAGATGGTAATTTAAAAATGGTGATGGGTGGAGATGATAATATGAGTCAGATGGCATTGCTGCCAATTAAGGAATTATTTAATTCCACGCATATCTAATTCTTGAATAAGATTTTCAATTCTTCCTGCATCCATAACTTTAGCTGAATCTAGTTGTATTGGAACAAGTCTGTTTTTGTATTTCTTTAAAGTTTCGTCTGATGGTCTGATTCCAAGTGTTTGGTCCCAACGTGTAGGATAAAGCTTTTTAAAGTATTTTAAATTTTCTTCAAGTTTATAATTATCGTGATTGGATATCCATTTTGACCATTGCTTTAAAAATCTATTCATTTTTAGGTAATATTTCTTTTCTTGTTCTAATGCTGCGCTCCAATAAAAGTTTTTATCTTTACCTTGGTCTAATGCTAGCTTTTGTACATAAGCTTTATATTCATTTCTTATAGTCATATATTTCTTAGAATCTTTTTTGTTTCCTTGTCCATTTAATATTGGATGCAAAGACATTAGTTTGTCTTCTATCGCTTTTGATGCTGCTTTAGATGATTCGTCTGGAAGCATACCGCCTTCTATATATAGATTTTTTCTTGCCCACCACGCATTAATAATTACATCGTTAAAATGGTCCCAATCTTCTGGTTGCATTTTATAGAATCCTTGAAACACCCCACCAGATTTTTCAAATGCTTCTTTTATTTCTCTGTAATGTCCTGTCATTACACTATATTTTATAATCTCTGGCTTCATAAATGGAGTATCGTCGTAGAATTTTTTTTCTAAATTATCTAATTTTTTTTGTTGCAATCTATATGGATGATTATTATTAAGATAAGTGTTTTTAAAATCACGGTATGCTGCACCTATACTCTCAGTGGCATCTTCTACTGATTGAAAATATCTCTTATCTCTTATAAGATGTTTTCTCCACCAATTTACTTTTTGAAATTCTACGCCTCCTTTTTCAAGACCATATGCTGCAATATCTAATAAAGTATTAAATATATCTACTGATTGAGAAGCAAATGCAAATGGAAACAAAGGATTGCCTAATGGCGCTTCACCGTTTGCAAGGCCAAATGTAAATGCACCAATTCCTCCTACCTCCGAGTTTTGCAAACCTCTAAATAATCTGTTTCTTAAATGCCTATCCAGTTCTCCTGGTCTTGTTTTTATTTTCATTAAGTCATAAAGAAAAAATTCAACAGCTTCATTTAATCCATAAGCAGTTACTAAATATCGCAGTAAATTATGATAATTACCAGATTTATGAGAATCTTTAAAGGCTTGAACAATTATATTTGTTGAGTTCATAGCTATCTGTGTATATAACATACCTGCTTTTACTAATCCTGATTTATCTGATAATAAAAATGCTGGTTGGAATATATCGACAGTTGATGCTTGTGTTTGCATATGAGCCATTTGTAGTATTTGCAAATGCACAATATCTAATTCACTTTGCAGTTTTGCTCTTTCATTAGGTGTTAGTTTAAATGTTTCTCCATCAAATTTTATAACTTCTCCTGCTTTATTAAATCTTTTTACATCTATTCCTTTTACACCTACAGATTCTCTTCCTGTATAATCAACTTCTGCTGAAGCCAATCCAAATCTTTTTAATAGTTCTATCTGCCCACCTTTAATTATAATCTTTCTTCCAGGTGTATCTGTTATTATAATGTCAGCATTACTTAATTTATAAAAACTTGTAGCTTCATTTTCTGCTGTTTTTCTTTTTTTAGGAACAGAACCATCAGGCATGTTTGGCAATCTCAAATCATCAACAAATTTTGGTAATCTTTGTAGTGATAAAAATATACTACTTAAACGACCAATTTGTTCAGATGTTGGAAATCTCATAGTATTAAATAAATCGTCAAACAGCTTATTGACAAAAGTATTATCTGCTTCTGTCAAGCCTGACAAACTAAGACCCATATATCCAGTCCTTGAGGCTTCCATTCTTTTTGCAAAAGACATTGCTCTTGCTGCATTAAAAACTATGTCATTCAAATCAAACCTTAAAGCATTTTGAGACATTGCAATTCTAAAATTTTTAGCTGGACTTCCAATACCAGATAAATTTACCCTTGATATATATTTATTACCTGAGCCTATAAATCTAGCAATATATCCAAGTGGACCATAGTCTTGTGGTGTCATTAAACCAGACCTAGAAGATATCATATTATGTATATATCGAGGTATAACACCTTTTTCTCTTGATAAATCAACTAAAATTTTTGGTATGTTTTTATTTATTTTTAATCCTGGTATGTCTACCATAAAAGGTAAAGCTTCAAGGTTTGCTATAAGTTTTGCAGATGCTCCTGCATAAGATGGCATATATGCATCATACTCTGTATTATATACGTCTATCCACTTGTTTTCTTTTGATATAAATACTCTTTCTCCTAAATACATTTTTCTTTTTAACATATGCTTAGGATTAAACATATTTGCACCAAAGTCAGACATTGTAAGTAAATCTGCACGTGCTAGCGCTCTTCCTTTTTCATAAAACTCATTGATTTGTTCAGGAGTAACTTTAGCTGTCCCATATTTTTGTTCAGCTAATTTTTGCGCATGATACAAAGCTCCCTTTTGTTCTTGTCTTACAAGATTTAAAGTATTAGGGTCGTAAAAGTTTTTAAAATCTTTTGTAATTGTACGTGGTACGTAAAAATGTTTTACAATTTCTTGTATAGGATTTTTCTTTATAAACTTTTGATACTGTGCATCATTCATAGATTTTTGCAAAGCAATTTTTATCATGTCCATAATTTTTCTTGTATATTTGTAATACACTTTTGCAATCTGACTTTCAACAGTATCTATTCTTAATGCTCCTTTGTCTGTATATATATTGTTATAAAAACTTTCAACATTTTTTAATCGTTTTACTGCTATTTTATCTTCTGGATATTTTTCTACATGTTTTTTTAAATTTTTATATCTTGCTGGTTCAAGAGTCCATAATTTATTTCTAATTTCTTTATCAAATATTTTCTTGCCATTAATATAAACTTTCTTTTGCTTTCTTATTGCAGGAGTAACAAACTTCCCTTTTTCAACAGCATCATAGTGTAAAATTTTATATGCCTCAATTTCAAAACCTTTTAAAAGACCACCTACATCTTGTTCGATTGCTGAGTGTTTTGCTAAATCTAAACCTAACTGAGTTAATACTCCTCCAGTTTTTAATTTTTTATCCAGCCATGCAAATCCTTGCGTTGCATCACCAAGAAGATAAGTTTCTAGTGCAATCTGTTGTAATGGAGGAACATCTTTAACTATTTTTTGTACATTTTCAATGTTTATTGCATCTTGTATATTTGAAAATCTATTTCTTGTTTTAAATTCAGGGCTTGTATTGATGATATCAAGTAAACTTATAGTTTGTATTTCAGATAAATTCAAAAGACTAACTTGGTCATCAGGTAAATCCCTATACTCATCAAAAATCTTTTTAATGAATTGTTTTTGAGCATTTTCATCATAACCTGCATCAACCAGTTTATCTTTTGCAATCATAATGTTTTTAAATCGTAAAGCAGATTGTTTTCTTTGTTTTAGTTTTGTTGTTTCTGCTCTTGATATTTCATTAACAAATAATGCTATCTCCTCTGAAGGAGTATTCATGTCTAATTTTCCTATAAAATTGTCAGCATCTTCAATGCCTGCTTGTTTTGCATAAAAATCTGCCATCTCCATTGCATCAGAAGCATTCATATCTTTTGTAATTTCTCTAAATATTAATTTTGTATCACCAATAAGTTTTTTCTTTAATTCTTTATTTATATCTTTGCCTTTATCAACTTCTTTGGAGATTTGTTTTGCAGATTCTTTTGGTGGTTTTCCACTAACATCTTTAATAGTAAGTCCAGGAGCTTTAATGCCTTCAATAAATG